CAATTGATTCAATCGCGTCTTGATCAGTAATCACAAGAGCGACTTCAACAAAGCCGTCGGAGAAACGAACATGCGAACCCGCATGCCCAACTTGGTGAAGTTTCGTGGTTTTAGAATCCAGCAGCACCTTTGGATGATTAAGGGTGACTGCTTTCATCCCGAATGAAGAGAGAGAATCTGGATCAGATACCTCATCTTCTGGGCGATACTCGCGAACTTGCGAGCCATCACCACGGGTATAAAGCTGAGTGCCCACGCGGGCGGCTTTACACCAAACTTTCAAATAACCTTCGTCTGTTTTTTCAGACTTGGTGACTTGTCCGTAATCGTACCGAGAAACTTGTCCCATACTTAGATACTACCGAAAATTAAGTATTGATTACTTAAATCGGCACCTCGTCTTATTTTATGCGGTACAGATCCCAATTAATTGCACGCTTGGAAATTTTGTTTTTGCGCCTCTCAGGCGGGATCCAAGAAATCAATGTACGGCCCTTCACATCCGCCAGAGGCACCATCCAAATCTTCTCGTACTCCAGATTCACTATCCCGAAGTAATCGATCTCTCCTTCTCTATAGGTTCGGCGGCGTACTGCGCCCCCTGTTTGAAGTTGGACGTGATAGGCATTAGGTGCCTTGGACATCGTCTTGACGTTGACTTTGTTTAGAGCCCCTTCCCACTCGATAACAAAGTCGGTTTTCCATAAGTCATACACTGGCGCTGCAACAAAACAACCCTGCTGCAGAAAGTACTGCTGAAAAGCAGTCTCCCCTAAGGCACCTGTTAGAGCTGCAGTGGCCGCTGGCAATCTTTAAGTCCAGTTGACCCTGTCTATCGCAAAAATTTAGTAGCTGTTTCGCTTTTTGTAGCCATCCATCAGTTTTGACAGCCGATCTCGGACCTTAACATTTTTCTTACTCTTATCTTTCATCAATTGAGCCAGCTTCGTGGCATCATTTTGCGGCTTACTACTGGTCATAATTGCTTTTCCTCGTCGGTTTGGGTTTGGATCTGCCGAACGCTTGCGAGCAACAAGTCGTTTGCGTTGCTCCGTAGTTAATGACTGAGCCTTGGCCTTGGGCAGACACTTTGGTTTTCCTTCCTTGCTTGAGCGGCCACCACAAGGACCAGCGATCTTGCCCGTAGAGGTGATCCTTACCCAGCTCTCGTTGAACCACTTGCCCAGATCATCGCCGCGAAAAGCACCGCTCATTGAACCGTGCTTTTTCTTGTATAGCCGTTTGTACTGTTGAACCACAAATCCGCTGGCATAGGCAGAAGGCCACACCGAAAACTTACGCTTGGCTGACGCGACCGCCTGAGCATGCAGTGCTTTGTCGCGGAACTTACTCACAAGACTTCGTCGAATGCCCGACCAATAGTGCCCGTATCAGACTGGACGCCGTCCATGTATGGACCCTTCTTCTTGTCCTTCTTATGGGCTGAAGACGGATGGTCAGCTTTCTTTTCGCTGTATTTCCTGTAAGACATATCCTTCAGGCGCTTGCGATACATCTCATCGCGGGCTTGCTGATACTTAGTTTTGACTTTCCGTCCGTCCGGTTTCTTCTCTTGAGATTCCATGAATTCCTTGTGGTTACGTCCAGGCATATAAACGGTTTCACCCGTTTCAGTTTTGTGTAAATGCGATCCTTCGAGCCCCAAAGCAATACCCGCTTTTTCAGCTTCTGTCTTGCTTCTATACGTGTAAGAACTGCCGTCTTCTCGTAATTTATACATCTTTGCCGTAGCTAATGGGCCTTAGGTGCTCGAAAGCCGCAGGACCCTCATTAAGTTGAACGTCCTTGTCTCTAGCGTAACGAAGAACATCGCGACGATGTAATCGTCTTTCCCTATCTGTTGCTGTATTGGTCTTATCGGATTCGTTTTTCTTATAAGGCATGAGTGAGCAACGACATCTATAGTGGCGTGGGATTTTTATCGCTGTTCTTTTAAAGACCTTGCCAGCCATAGCAGCACAATGCGGACAAGTTCTCTCATCTTTTTGTGCGTAATACCAAACCAGATTTATCCCTTGCTGCGTGAAATAGGTGTCCGTAGCCTCGTACCTGGCCCTGGATGCTTCTGTTTTCAGGATCGTTTCTATTCTTGCCCGCGTTGTTTTTAGGTTACGTTTCAGAGAGGCTTGTATATCCGAAGGCGATTGATCAGCAAATAATCCCTCACTAACTGCTCCTGATACTGATTCCGAAAATGATCTTGCTTGTGTCCCTATGTACCCTCGGGTTCGCGCTGCTGCTTCTACAAGTAATACTGCTGATACGCCAGCAACAACTGGAGCAGGGACTAGCGAGTTTGATAGCCCTGCAGCTAGATCCAGACCTAGCGTCGATGATTTCGTCAAAAGTTTCTCAACAGACTTCTGAATTGGATCCTTCGACGGGTCGACCGGCAACTCAGGGATTAACTCAAGCAGAGCCTCTTCTCTCGATGCAATCGGAGATAGACCGTTTTGTACTTGAGCAAATATTTGAGGAAGAAGACGATTGAACTCCAGATCAATCACACCCATGATCACTAAGAGAGCAAGAGCTTCCTCTTCCTCTAGTGACAAGTTGTTGTTTTCAATAAACTCTTCCACAGCTACACCAAATCATTCTCGAGCAACGCATCCATCAAAATTACATATAAACCGGCTCTCATATTCTGTAAATTCTCCTGCTCCCTAGGGTCACCGCCTGGCCAGGTTTGATGGCACTTATAAACGCACTCATGGAGTTTTCGTAGCCCTGGCAATGAACAGGTAATAGTGACCTGTATATCCTCTTCATTGATCATGGCCATCACCATTTTTCTCTTGAAGACCAGTAAGCCGCGCTCATCTTTCCTTTCTTGATGTTCTTGGCGTGGCGAGCTTTGAATGATGCCCGCCGCTTACGGCTGGCTTCAGACTCGCCCTGGGTCTTTGGGGAGCCCTTCACTCCTTGCTGACCGAAGCGAATCAACTTGACTTTGTCGCCTTCCTTGGCCAACACCGCGTGGCTCTTGTTGGGATGTGAGGGAGTTTTGACGGGGGCGTTGTAACCACCGGGAAATCGCATCCCCGCATACTCAATCGCTTTGTCGTACCGGTCGAAGGTGACCTTTAGATGAGCAACGTCGGCGTCTTGTAGCTGTTCAATGCCGCACACCTCTTCGTCTTCGCAGTAGTGCTTAAGAGCACGGCTGGCAGACCTAGACGAATAAAAACCCATTAACAACGGACCAGGCACCATCACCTCGTCTTCCCGCTTCAGATAGCCCCGATACAGCTTCCGGTCGTGTGTCCTACCTCCGATCAAAACAACAGGCTCAGAGTCGTTTCTTTGGCCGTCTGGGTGAACTACAGCGGCTTGGCGATAGATCCCATTGCTGGGGCCTACATGCATGGTCAGACCATTCATCGAAATGATGTCCTGCATGTCCTGAACAAATTCCTCTTCGTCGTCCTCAGGCCCCTCTTCGACCTGGGCTGCCTCGGCGTTGTTCTCTAGAGCTTGCCGCTGCCCCTCGAAACCTTGAAGTTGTGCCTCATGCTCTAGCTCCCGCTTGGCAATAAGACGGTCCTCCTCCTCTTGGTGGAGCGTTGTATCGATGTCATAGACAGTTCCTCCGTACCTGCTGGCCCGAACCTCCATTGGGGTTACAACCCCGGCATTGAGGTAGATCTGATCACTCAAAGCCACCTGTTGCCTCAGGTTCGCCTTGTCCGCGTCGGACATTGAGTAGTAAGGCGGGAAATGCACCTCGAACTCGGCGGGGACATTGCCGTTTGTGGGGCCACCAGGCATCTGCATCAGCAGATTGAAGTACTGGGTTAGAGCACGATTCAGAGACTGCTGCTGGTAACGCTCAACAGAGCTGGCCCACAGCTTCTGCTCGAACTTGCCTGCCTCGCTCAGACCGCCGGCAGGGCTCATCCCAAACAGCACCGGCTTGGGACAATCACTGGCCGCAACCATGTCATCAAGTAGACGATCAAACAGGTCTTGAGCACCACCCAAACTTCTTGCTGCGAATGACACTTCCTCCTCAGAATCCAGCGCGAATCCTCCATAAACGGATCTAGCTAATGCATTCGCTTCAAGTCGAGCTTTTAGTGCATTTTCCTTGCCCGCTGTCACCTTATTTGCGAGCCCAGGAATTTTATGTGTAAATAAGTCAAGCTCATTAAGCATCGTCGAAAGGCCATCAGTTGCGCCCCTATATCGCTTCCAAGGCTCGTAGAAAGATTGAAGACAGCTAAGACCCCACCCGTCGTTGTTTATACGCTGCTTCCAAGGCAGGTAGAGCCCATCAAAGCGGAGCACACGACTGGAATGCACCAGCAGATATTGAAGATCATTGTCATTGCTGACAGATTTAGACGTTGAAATCCGATACTTTTCTGGTGCTCGGTAATCCAAATAAGAGAAATTGTCCGGCTTGATCTCTCGCTTGGATAGTGGTACAAGATCAGTGATCCGACGTACTCGCCTGGGGTCCAGGGGTTGATCAGGACTTAGCCCGTCATCACACACCATGAACACCACAGAGCCGCCATAGATCCGCTGCAACTTCAGTGCTTCCTCAATAAAGAAGAATGACTCAGTGTCAGATAGATACTTCTCAAAACTGCGGATAATCTGGTCATGACCCTCCAGTTCCTCGCCAAACTTGATCGTTGGACGCTTGGCCAGAGCAGCCTCAGCGAATACATCGACCACTCGCCTGCATAAGGGGTCGAAATACAGAGCCTCAAGCTCTGCCTCAGACATAATTCCCTGATTACGCAGTGAGTAATAGGAACTTTTGTCCCGACTCGTGCCTAAACCTGTGATGGCATTGACAAGAACGCCGTCTTCTCTCAATACAGAACTATCTGAAACTTCCGCCAAACTTTCTGGCCAAACTCTTCAAACTAATCGTACCTACTTTCACCTAGACGAAGCAGAGCTTTCTTGATGTCGTCCGCTTGACCTTGGTAATAACCATGCCAGTCGCTCAATATTTCAACGAGATCATCTAAAGCACCGCATACACCACCTTCCAACTCCATGTACGAGCATATGTCGTCCTCAAATGCTTGTCTTAGCCTCTCTTCGTATGCATTTTTCATGGCAATAGGTCGATATTGATGCCCATAAAGGAAGGAATGATCCCTAGCAACCGCAATAGACCTTCTAAGTACAGTGCCAGTAATCCAAACCCCAAAGATGCACTTATATAGGCCGAGGTTTTGACATGTCTATCCATAGAAGTGTCGATCATGGTTTGGATTTCCTCTGCATAATCTGAGGGTAAACTCATATCAGTTCTAACCAATCAGAGGTAGGTGTTTCGGCAACCAGACTTAGTGCCAGACCCAAAGACATGACTGAATCATCATGACTTCCTTCGCCAGCTTCTCTACGTCCATTTGCCAACTGTTGGAACATTAACAACTCCTGATGAAATGGTTCACGGGGAAGCATCAATTCCTCGCGTTCCAACAAATATGAAATGCGGTCTGTATTGCTAACTTTGTTTTGCTTGTTGGTGTTATATGGAAGCACTTGATACTTGGCCAGCTTCATTGATAAAACCTCTGAAACGATCTGACCAACACCGTTCTTTTCAACAATTACCTTTGATGGAACGAAGTTCTCTGCCTGCTCAACAATTGCTTTTATGCAATAATCACTACTCTTATTACGTATACGAAAGACGTTGACAACCCGATACGGAATGCATGTGATATCCAACACAATGGAGCACCAATAGTCTTCACCGGCAGATGATGCAGGGTCCACCGCCATGATGTATTCCCTGCCGACTAATCCGTAGTCAATCGTCTGACCATTACACGCCAGCTCCACCAACTCAGGGTCATATATCTGGGCTTCAGAGGCGACAAAGTCCAATTCATATTCCTGTCGCCAATTTCTCATACTGAGCTTTGACTTCAGACGGGTCTTCTCTGCCCAGTCCGGGTCCTTGTTGTAGATCGGGATATCGCTGTAGTGGATCTTGAACTTGTTCCAATCCTCGGCGGTGTACCAAAGGTTGGCGAACATATTGCCCAGTCCATTTGGCGTGGAGCACAAGATCATCTTGCCTCCAGTTACAGGGTCATTGCCCAGCGTTGCCATTGTGGGCTGAACAGCAGTAAATATCTGCTCCGCTTCAGGGCCGAGGAACGCGGCCTCGTCCAAAACTATCGTCGATACTGAAGGGATCCCCCTGGCGGCGCGGGCCGTAGCAGCCAAGAAATGAATAGTTCCCCTGCCCCTGAATGACAACTCACTGTTCGATTCAGTCGAGAATTCAATATCCGAGTCGGCGATGCTGGCCGCCTGGGCGCGGATCCGTTTTCCCAGTGACCCAGAGTCAGCCGCTGTTTTGCTGAACACCACGGCGCTAAAACCCGGCTCCGTCAGAGCGCGGCACAACAAATAAGAACAGATCGATTCGCTGGCCCCCACCTGGCGGCTTTTCAGAATGATCGAGTACTGGTGCTGCGAGATTGACTGGATCAGTTCCTTCTGGATCTCAAAGGGCTTGAACGGTTTGATCTTGCCGCCAGATCGAATCCACGTCAGTTCAGCAAACTTGGCCCACTGATCTGCACCAGGAAAGCCTGCAACAAACGCCTCGCCCGTACTCTCGCGTTTCCTGAGATCATCAGCTTCAAGACGTTCCTGATGTAATTTCTCTAATTGGTTGAGTTTCGATAACAGGCTGCGTCCTTGCATAACTCTCTAGTTGATCAATACGACGCTCGATTGTGCGAGTTTCGTATGCTTTCTGTGCTGAATCTATCAAGATTTTGATGGCCTGTACTTTGATGCTGACAGGTACATCAGGATCCTCGGTTTCTACAATTTCAGTTAATTTGGCAATCGCCATGGGCAGTGCCTCAGACGTAATACCAAACGATTGCTGAAATAGCTCTTGCTGATACAACCAGATGCAATCAGTGAAATCCGTGCGCTTTCGCCACATACGAACTGCTTCCGACGTGCATTTTGCTCGCCGAGCCGCATCTCTCATGTTGCAGCCGGCTGCCAACGCTTGGGCGGCTAATACCTGGCGCTCGTCAAGAGTGTCCGGTCGATCCATAAAATCCTCCGAGGTTTTCAGCCGCTTCATTTGCGGCCCATCGAATCGCTGCAGGTTGCATAACCAATGCCAACCGAGCTAATTCAACCGTAATTTCCTTCAAAGACTCTCGATCCAGCTTTTCGATCTCTTTGACGAACTTTGAAAACTTCAGATGATCATTAACGCTGGCTTCAATCCTCCTCATCGTCCTCCATGTCCTCGTGTTGTTCAGCTAATGCAGAGGCGAGCTGCGAAACCAAGATCTTTGACCAGGCAACAACCTTGTCTTGATTACCGGCCTTGATCTCTCGCTTGATGGCGCGGAACAAAGCTTTGTTTTCTGTGGCCGTATGGCGAGAAATAGTTAAACACTCGCCAATGACCATTTCGATGCTGGCGTACTGTCCCTTGGTTTGAACACGCCTGCAGAACATGTAAGCCAAGACACTTGCAAGTCCCCACTCGTTGTAGCTGCGAATTAGGTCTCCATCCTCATCTACCTCCTCGAATTGCTCTGCCAGTGGATGCCTGAAATCAGCAGGCAAGCAAAGCATTGGAACTGCATGCTCAGTTACATATTCCATTAAGGGGATGCACCTATTCCAGTTAACCGCAGATCAGACGGGTGCTTCGGAAACTTCCCTGACCACTGCGTATGGCAGGTTCTGGGCGCGAAAGTTTTGGTTTGCCTCTTCCAATTCTTCATCTGATATAGAGGCCATCTGAAACTCAAATCCAGGGGCGATCGTCTTGATCATTCGAGCTGGTGCGTACATACTTTCGCTTCATCGGGAACACCCAATTTAACGAAAATATCAGTGCCAAATTTTAAATCCGTACATAGAAAAGGCGATAAAACTGCAAAGACTATGGTTCATCATTGTTCATTAAGTAACTTAACCAGTGACAACCATTAACCATAAAAAAGCAGCCCCTGACTGCGGGCTGCGGGTTTTACTTCAAATTAATTAGTGGGATAAGTCCATACTCCACCGTCCTGTTCCCATTCAGTGGCTAGAGCTGCAGCATCGTCTTCTCGATGGTTATCCAAGAGAAAAAGAATTCGATTACATAGCCACTCCGTCGTAAGAACAACTGAATCAGCCGAGCTGCTGTAAAACACTTTCCCATTGCCTCCGGGTATTTTTTATCCTAGCCACACGTTGTTCTTCAGTCTCTTCGGCTTTCTTCAATGCAGGGTTCGGCAATTGCCCTGTATTTATTAAATAAGAGCGTAGAGCGGGTGTTGTTGGGTTGAAAACCCGAAAGTCCTTGTAGCGACCGGGAGGGTTGTGGTGATTTTTCATGTCAAGAAGAAAAGCAAGAATTGAAGTAATCAATACGCAGGTGATCGAGTCGCTGCTTCCATAGCGTGACCACCTCTAAATACATCTGCTCTGGCCAAGGCAACTGCCCCAGCGAATGCAGTTCCTGAAGCAGCCTTACATTGGAACCTACAAACTCGTTGTAAGGTTTAGATGTAAGCATCTTTGTCAGTGCAAGAAACACCTCGTCTTTAGACAGCACATCCTTGACGAATGATTCTGAGACAGAAAAGCGATCTAGAAGCATGGAACTAGTTAATAAAAAAGGTTGGGTAAACTGAACTCCTCTTCCAAAGCTCAGCTACCCAACAAACAACTGGACTTACAGAAATGGTTTCCTTACATGCGGCCAAAACGGGCCATAATCCCTGGAACCACCGCATGTCTTCGACGAGACCCTGTACTTGAGAGAGGCATGCCCCGGTGAGCTGTTGCACCAGCTCTTTCAGGTAATCCCCATCACCCGGCCCGAGTAATGGCATGCGTCATCAGGGAGGAAACCCAGGACTGAATGAGGTCCTGCTCCTGCCAGCGGGTCAGTTAACGGGGGTGAACCCAAAACTCATTCTGAATCTCTTTTGACTGCGTACCCATTCTGGAAAAGATCGTGCTACAGTCTTTTCGACGCAGATAACGACTTAAAGTCGCGTTAGTCCCTTTGGTGTCATTCCCCAAGGGACTGGAGAAGACATGGGTGTGAGAATCCATGTCACCGTGCCCCGGCCTGAGAAACTGGGGCATTTTTATGCCCATTTTTATATGTCTGGCCGGACAAGATCCGTTGAATGGTTCTGGGATCACATTTGAACCGCATTGCAATTGCTGATGTTCTGTAACCAGCCATTGAGTATTGGCGGATTTGAAAGAGTTGGTCTTCATTGAAAAGGCTGTTGGCATGATCTATTCCTTTGGGATAGTTCTTAGTCATTTCGATTCCGTTGAACATTTTGTTAAACACTCTTCTTCGCGTTCCAACAGCCAAGTGTCAAAATCTGCTGGTGCGCTGTAGTCATCTCCGTAGTTCTGGGGAGATGGATCAAAATTGTCGATGTACTCCTGGTGCTCAATGCGAAGGAGATACTCCTCGAAACTGTTGTGTACATAAGTACCTCGTTGGACTTGTTCAGTCATTTTTTGAGTCCGATGGCGTGAGGGGACGAGCTGTGTACAGGATCTGGTCTGTGTACTGCGGTTCAGCAGTTACTTGATACATTCCGTTGAGCTGGGTAACAAAGTGGGCTTGCTTTGAAACCGTTGCGAAATAACGGGCTCGGCGGCAAAAATCATCGAAGTTCATTTGGGTTGCTGGGTAATTGGCTCGGGCGATGGGGTCCAACCACTGGACCGTGTCTTGAAGTCTTTTTCTGGAATGTGGGCTCCATAGATCCTTGGCGGTGGGCCATGGTGTCCAGAGAATTGCAAAGACAGCAACACCCAGCGAAAAGATCGGGAATAGTAATTTCATTCCTGCAATTCGTGTTTGTACGGTTCGGCGTCGGACAAACGACACTGCACAATCAATCGGATGATTTGGAATCTTTCCTTTGAAGAAAATCTAAAAAGGCCACGATTTTCGATGGTGGCGCAGGTGTCGATTGACTCTTCAATCAAGTTCACGGTGTCTTCCATATTCATTTCTCTGCCCCCTTGCGACGAACAACCTGCAAGTGGTTGAAGGGATTCACCTCCAAGCTTTTGCATTGGTCTGGTCCCGTGTAATCAGGATTGCGGAAGTTCTCTTCCTCCAGCTCACGGGCCTTGGCGAATTGCTCGTCACTTCGAGTCTTCTCTCGCCGGTACTTGTCGCTGTATTCAATCTTTTGCTTTGACACCACATTGACGCTGTGATTATCCAGGCCACATGAACTCAGCGTGTTCGCCTCATAGTGCGATCGGATCGCCTCGCCCTGTTTCTTGTGCTCCTCGGTCAGTTGCTTGAGAAGTGCTCCGCGCTCTACGTACTTGATCAGCTCCTGCTCCAGGTACTCTTCGGTCCAGTTCTGGGTCATTTGTTTGAAGGGTTGGATAGAAAAATTGATTCGATGTTTCTGCTTTGTCCGCTGCTTGACGTGGTGACGGACGGCGATCGTGTTCATTTTTGGCGGGGTTTA